GCAGAGAGCGAGAATCAATGTCCAACGACCCGTGGGCTGCGGCCTCCGCCGCCCCGACGCCTCCCGCCCCCGAGCAGTCCGCGCCTCAGGACGCGATGGCCGGCGCCTTCGGCGGGGCCGCGGGCGGGAGCCTGCTGTTCAGCTCGGGCGCTACCGCCCCCGCCCTGTTCAACAAGACGCACCCGCTCGGCAGCGAGCGGACCGGCATCATCACCGGCATGGACGACAAGCAGGACCAGGACTTCAACACGAAGACTCCGAAGTACTGGAGCCTGTCCAAGGTCGGCGGCGAGAAGCGCGACAAGGCCATCACCACCGACGCGATCGACCAGCCAACAGGCAAGCCCAACCGCCCGGTCATGGTCACGCACATCAGCCTCGACACCGGCTACCGCATCACCGAGGCCGAGTGCATCTCGACCGGGCGCGACGTCGCCTACGTCGGCCAGGACGAGGGCAAGCGGATCGAGGTGGTCGGCGGGTTCGACTACGCCGAGTTCGCCAAGGCGATGACCGAGGCTCGCGCCCGCGGTATCAATCTCGCCTCGCCGGCCGATCTGATCGGCAAGCGCCTCACGAAGAAGCGCGTCGGCCAGAAGCCGAACCCCGGCGGCAACCCGTCCTGGGTGAACGCTTACCGCATCGACAACGCGTAGACGTACGCCTTCGTTTGCGACGCGATGACAAGTCGTCGATAGCGGTATAGAAATCGAGCGGGGTTCGCCACAGAGCCCCGCCCGATTTTCATTCGATCAAGATCAGAGGGGCGAAAAATGAGTGCGACAGACCCGCTCACGTGGGACGACATGGTGGCGATGTTCAAACGGTTGACGCAGCGCGAACCGTATCGCTACTTCGTCAATCCGAGAACCATGCATCGCATGATGACCAACGCATCCGACGCTGAGCGGGCCGCGCTGGACATCGCGTGCGAGAAGAAGATCATAATCATCAGTGCAGAGGTGCCCGAAGGCCCGTTCTACCGCTTCGACGCGACACTCATCCCGGACGGCTTCCTGTGACCATCATCAGTTACGGGGCGATGTTCGGGCCGGTGTTGCGCGACATGCGCGTGAACGCCGGCATGACTCAGCAGCAACTAGGGGAGGCGTCGGGCGTGCCGTCGTCGATGATCTCGACGTACGAGCGTTCGCGAAACATCCCCGAACTCGACACCGTCATCCGCCTGCTGGGCGCGCTCGGCCAGCGCCTGACCGCGCTCCCGGCGTCGGTGGCGAAGACGCAAGCCGAGCGCGAGAACGTGATCGTGATGGCGAAGGCGTGGCGTAGGGGCGAGAGGGACAAAAGCTCCGACGCGCTCACTCAGGCACTCTCGTCTCTGGCCGACGCAGAGAACAACCTCCCCGACATCGACGACTCTCCGCACGAGACCATCCGCGATCTGAACGAGACGATCGCCGCCAAAGACCGTGAAATCCGCATGCTGCGCAAGGTCCTCGCAGACACGCACGCAGCCACCCTGAAGGCGTTGACCAATGAGTTCTGAATCGAGCAAGATCAAAGAGCGGCGCCAGCGCGCACGCGACGCTTTCGAGCGCGAATACGGCGGCATCATCCAAGACATCGAAGCCGCCATCGAGACGGCGACACGCGTCAAGATCGATGACGAGATCGTGCGCATTCACCGCAAGGCCTGGCTGGATGCGTACAACGAGCGGCTGATGAGCCGCGTCGAACACGACAACGCCCGATGCCCGCTGCACTTCACCGTCGTCGATGTTGCGCACGACGCGCTCGTGGCGACGATGACCGAACTCGGATTCGAGGTGGAAGCACAGTGAACGTCGAGGACCGGCGTGCTCAGGCGTGCCTCGCTGCGTACGCAGACGATGTCGACTTCGAGCGCGAAGTGATCGTGGCCGTAGAAGCGGCGACGCGCGTCAAGATCACACCTGAGGCGCGTCGGGCGTACCTTGACGCGTGGGGCGCCAGTGGTTGCAGCGTCGCCGCCGGCCTCGAAGCTGCACTTCGCGAACTCGGATTCGAGGTGGAGTCGTGAGCGAGATGAGCGAAGAGAGCAGCGTCAAGGCGGGCGACATCCTGTTCACCGACATGGACGGCATTGTGCCGGGGCTGTTCCCTGTGGGGGCCGGCCAGGGGCTGCTGTTCCTGACGCGGCGCTGGTTCGGCCAGGTGCGGCGCTGGCGCGTGTGGTGGAAGCGCCGGCACGTCGCCATCGTGGCCGGCGCGCCAGGTCTGGCGGGAATCGACATCGTGCAGGCCATGCCGCGAGGCTGCGAGCGCATCCCGATCGGCACCCGTGCGCACGAGAGCAAGAACATCTTCATCCGTCCGCACTACTTCGGACGTGATGTATGGGGCGCCAACGTCGCGCTCTGCGCCTCGAACTACGTCGGGACGCCGTACAACTTCCTCACCTACGTCAAGCTCGCCGCGGGCGCGTTCCGCATGCGCCTCACCGAGCGTTGGCTGATCAAGCACATGTCGACGCGCAAGGACATGATGTGCTCGCAGCACGTTGATCAGTCCCTGGCCGACGCCGGGTGGCACGTCTTCGACGACGGCCGGCTACCTCAGGACGTCGTCCCCGCCGAGCTGTTCTTCGCCCTGCTCGGCCAGCCGGGATGGTTCATGGTCCCCGGACACCCGATCTACGGCCACTGGACGCACAACACCCGCTTCCCGAAGCGCGGCCTGTGATGCCCAGCGCGAGGCGGCGCGAGGTGCTGCGCTACCAGGTGGCGATCGCAGTCTTCATGCTGCTGGCGTCTGCGGCGCTGGCGCTGTTCACGCAGGACCTGTTCGGGATGATGCAACTCACCGCAGCCGTGGGTCACCTGACGTATCGCCTGGGACGACTCGACGAGCATGCAGATCTCATCAAGATCAACTAGTCGATCAAGATCATCTCTTCAAGATCAAGTATGCAGCGAGAAAAGGCGCCACCTCGATAGAGGTGGCGCCTTTCGCTCTGGTATTTAGTGGCGGATGATCTCGACTCGCCGGCCACGCTGCTCGCTCTCCGCCGCGTGGTTCAGGCAGTGCTTGAATCTGCGCGTGAGATCGAAGCTGTAAACGGTGAACATCTCCGGGTCGTTCTCGTTGCTGTGCTCGATCGCCGAGTTCTTCTTCTCGCACTTCAGCATGTCCGCTCCCTCGTCGCTTGCTCTCGCTTACAACTCATAATCTACACGACACGAATCAACGTGTCAAGAATCAGTGCGCACTAAATTAGGTGACACGTTTGCAGTTGACACGATGGCTTCGATCATGCAGACTTGAGTCATCGCAAGAGCGAGAAGTGAGAATTCAAGAGTGAGCGAGGGGCGAAGCGTGGAGACGAACACGCGCAGATTCAACACGGCGGCGGGCATCGCGGTCGGCGTTCTCGCCGGCGCCGTCGGCTGGGTGGTCCTGGTCGGCACGGCGATGTGGGCGGTCAGTCTGTGAACAGCATGATGACCTTGGCGAGCGTGATCCTCGACTGGATCTACATCCCACTGACGTTCGCGTACTGCTGGCACGCGATGATTCGGCCGAACCTGAAGCGACAGGAGCGGGCGATCAAGATCATCATCGTCGCGCTGATTGTCGCCAGCCTCGATCTGTTCGCAGACTTCGTTCGTGGCGCCGACGGGATGTTGATCGCACTCGACTTCTTCAGCGTCATCGTTTGCGTCGGCATCGCGATCATGGCGGAGTTCACCCTCCGCAATAACGTGAAGTCGGGGAAGTGGTAATGATGAAGCTCGGCGGGAAGATCAGCGATCGCATCCGCGACAAGGACAGTGACATCCCGCGGGAAGCGCTGACGAGCAAGCGGATCGAGAGCATCGAGGAGATGCCCGACATCGAGTCCATCCGCCACGGGGGCGGCCGCGGGCTCGGGGCGGGCGCCGAGCGTCGGCGCAACGGGGGCGCGTCGTGAGCCGTGCGGAGAACCTGGCCGACGTCCTGAACGGCAAGAGCGTCGGCCCGCCGGCCCGCGGGCACGGCATCTCCACCGACGACAGGGGCAAGGCGAAGAAGGGCGACAAGCCCCTCCCCAGCCTCGATGAGGATGGCCGCCCTGGCGGGTACGTCGGACGCCGGCGCCGCGGCGAGCGGGACTAGGCGAAGCGAGTAATCCACGCTTGACGAATCAAGCGTCGATGAATTAGACTGATGGCGTTGAGCGAGAGACGGGATCCTCGCTCAACGCCATCGACTTTTTGAGGGGCGAACTCAAACCATGGACGCTTTCGAGGGCGCGAATGCCCGAAACTACGTGCGTAATACGCTGATCTTCACGCTGCTGATCAGCATCATCGCGAACATCACCGAGACCACCCTCGCCACGAGCGAGATCTCGCTCTGGCTTCGCGTGCCCGGCGCCGCGGTCTGGCCGATCCTCGCGTTCCGCGCGATCGAGATCTTGATCCGCATGCTGTGGGAGCGGCGTTTCTCGCACTACCTCACGCGGGCGCTCATCCTAATCCCCGGCATTCCGGCGATCATCGTCAGTTACGCCCATCAGTATTCGCTGCTGATCGCCATGGGTGAGACGGGCATCGTCCCGATCGTCGGCCCGATCGCCATCGACGGCCTGATGATCGGCTGCACGCTGGCCATCCTCGTCACCCGCCAGCGCGAGGTCGGCCAGCAGGGGCAGGCGGAGGCGAAAGAGGGGGAGGAGGCGGAAGGGGTCCACGCGCCCGACACTGCCCCCACTCAGCGCCAGCGCAGATCTCGTAACGACTCGTCGGTACACGTGGCCGTAGCCGCCCTTCGCCGCGGTGACAGCGTGAACGAGGCGGCCACCCTGGCCGGCATGGGGGTTAGTACGGCACGCAAGTACGCTGCTGCGATGCGCAAGCTGAACGAAAACCCCAACGTCGAGCTGGCCAACCACGGCCTTCGGCAGGACATCATCGACGACATGCGCGCCCACGCCCGGGAACTGGCGTCAAGATGACCGGGCGAAGGTGGGCGATGTTCGTGCTGATCGTCGGATTGCTACTCATCGGTGTCGGTGTCTACACGCTGAAATGCGACTTCCCGAGTATCGAGCGATGCTGGCAGGAGGTGGCGGGAATCGCCTTCGGCGGTGCACTGCTGGAGCGCGCACGCTCCATGTTCTTTGATCGGTGATCGAAAATGACTCAGCCCCACCCGCGCTCAACAGGGGGAAGAGCGGGTGGGGCTGAGAGCTTCGAAGGCGAGCTACTCACCACGCTGGAGTCGGGCAGCGCGCACGCGTACGGCTTCGAGGGTGCTCTCGCTGATCGAGTCGGGGCGGGACCGCGCGGCCCGGCCGGCGAACCATGCCGCAGCCGCCACGATCGCAGCGCCGGCCAGGGCCTGAACGCCGAGCGGAAGACGCTCGACCGCCTTGGGCGCCCACTGTTCCAGCACGACGGAGGCGGCCAGAGAGCCGGCGAACGACGCGAACGAAGCGATTTTCACCTTGAACTCGGTAGCCTTGGCGTTCATTTGACAGTCACTCCCAGATAGGTCAGCAGTCCGATGAAGCCGAGCACCATCGTGACGATGAGCGTAAGGGTGGCCTTCGGCATCTTGTCGCGCTCCATGGCACGCATCCGCGCTTCTGCGTCGGCCTTGAAGGTGCGGAACTCGTCTTTGAGCGCGGCAAGCTCCCCGGGGAGGCCGTTCAGCGTGCGGATCTCCCGCTTGTGTTCGCTGACGTCCTCTTTGATGTAGGCCATATCGGACAAGACGGTTCCGATCTTCGCCGAGAGATCTCCGAGCATCCTGTGAATCTCAGCGAGCATGCTACCCGTACTGTCCGGTTGATGGGGAGTAGTCACGATCACTCGCCCGAGGCGACGCCGTCGATGATGTCGAGCATCGCCGCGCGGACGACTTCCTTCGTGATCACGGGCTTGGCGGCCATGGCAGCGAGCGCGCGCTCGATGCGATCGGCGGACTGAGCGGCGAAGACGGCGGCGTCAATGCCGACGCGCACGGGTGAGGTCTGCGTGATCCCTGAATTCACGGTGCCCGCGGCGTCGCCCTTCAGGTAGTCGCGCAGTCCGTGAAGGTCGGTGATGAACTGGGCGACGGTCCGCCCTGGGTAAGTCTTGTCGCCGGTCTTCACCGTCAGGAAGTCATCGACGGCCGCGGCCACTGTGGTCTTGATCGTGTTCGCGATCCACGTTTTGTCATCAGCGCTGAGCGCCATGTCATCCACTCCCCAAGGGCTCGTGTCGTTCTCGCAGACGGTTTCATAACGTCCACTGAAATGCGCATGATTCGTGTGTGGGTCGGAACCCGAGTACGCACGCCATTCGAAGTCGCTCGACTGCGAGGCGATGCGCTTGTTCCAGATGATGTACTTCAAGCGGCACTTGTCGTTGGGGTCGAGCCAGCGCGCACGCTCGCGCTCACGGATACCCTCGATCGCCTCGTTGAACCATCCCGTGCTCGGCCAGGGGCCGGACGAGTCGATGTCGAGTGCGTGCACCTCGTTCTTCGAGTCAGCATCGTGATCACGAAGGAAATCGCTGTCTTCGTCGGGTGTGTGGTCCGACGTCGACGTGTGCGCACTGTCACCGATCGTCCCGTCTGCCCCTTTGTCTCGCGTAGGGTTGACGGCGTTGAACTCGCTGCGCAGCGTCAGCAGGCAGGGGATGACGGTCCATGCGGCCATACCCCGACCGTACCACACGCAGCGTGACGAAGAGCTATCCACTCTTCAGTCGACAGGTGAGCCACCCCGGTGCCGTCGATGCCGCGCGGAAGACACAGGTGCCGCCGCCCGCAGTGCGCTGAGCAGTTAGGACGAAGGTCTGATTGCCCGTCACGGAGGCCGTGTATTCGGCATTCAACGAGTTGCTGAATCCTGTAGACGACGTCGTTGCGGCGCTGACCTGTCCCGCCTGAATCTCGGTTCCAGCCGTATTGGTCAGCCTGATACGCGTCCCGATGACATCCGCCGCGGTCCCTGACGAGATGCGCCCGTACGACGACAGCTGATAGGTGTTGCCTGCCGTCAAGTAGGCAACCAGCGTGATGACGGTGACCTCGGTGGTGGTGAAGCCGGCCGAGTCGGAAGTGACGGACGCGCTGACTGTCGAGTCCTCGATCAGGTCGGCCAGTTCTTGCAGGAGTGCGGCGGTCAGGCGCTGGCCGACTGCGTAGGTGGGCATGCTCAGATTCTCCCGAGGTACGAGGGGTCGAACAGGCGGACGATCGAGCCCGTGGTGTGCGCCTTGACGATGCTGTTGACGCTACGCGTCAGAGTGGCCGTCTGGAAGTTCAGCCCCGTGGACGTGAACGTGACCTCGTCGGCGTACAGCAGGCTCCCGTTCGCCGGTGAGCCCGTCAGCAGCGGCCCGTACTGAGCGGCCACGGCACCAGCCGGCGCCACCGCGGTGATGGACCTGGCCGCCCACGCACCGCTCGCCAGCGAGGTGTTGTTCGTGACCGTGCTGATCGCCCCGCCCGCGGCATCGAACCAGGTGATCAGCATACCGACGTTGAGCGTGCTTCCCGTCCGACACTGAGCGGCCGCGGTATAGGTGTACCCCTCGCGCACGGGCGCGCGGTAGGCGACGTCAGGGCGAATGAAAGCGTTCGCCGGTGAGCCGCTCACGGTGAGCAGGGCGGACCACGTGCCGGCGAACGCGAACGTCGTCGAGCGCGCCCAGCTCCCGCCACTTGCCGTCCACTCGCTAGCCGAGCCCGTGGCCTCGAACGTCCCGAGAATCACCGCCGCGCTCGATGTCGGGGCGGTGATCGACGAGACGGTGATGCGTTCCCCGCCGATGTCGATGTCGAACGTGTTCCCGCCACCAATGTCAGTCCCGTAACCCGCATCCCACACCCAGAACGGGACTCGCCCCGAGGTGTCGGTGCTCCACGTGACGGAGGTGGCCGTCGTCGTGAGTGCGCCGTGAATCTGCGTCTCGTCGTCATCGGCGTCGAGGCGGGGATCATAGTCGGCCAGGGACGACGTCAGGATCGGCGTGTCGTATGGGCCTTGCGGGACGGTGTTGAACGCGATCTCGTGAGTGAGGTTGTCGATCGTCTCCGTATAACCGGTGACCACCGAACGCACGTCGTTGGGTGGCATAGGCGATCCTGCCACGTCGACGATGCCGATCGGATCTCCGATGTCCTGAGCGAAGATGTCGGCCAGCAGTGCAGGCTGGCCGCTGATCTGATTGCGGTGATTGTAGATACGCATCGTCGGGATGATGCGCTCGTCCCACGTACCGAGGTGCACACGGAACGAGGCGATGTACCACATGCGCTCGTCGAGATAGGCGTTGAATGACTCGCTCCGCTCTACTCGGCCGACCCCCGGCGAAACGGGGTCGTCAGGTTCGCGGACGTTCTTGCGCCTGACGTCGGTGGCTTCGTAGCGCGCCTCACTGCCGTTGTCGCGCGCGGCGGTGAAGTCGTTGACGGTGTAGCGTCCGTCGCCCGTCGGACGAGGCACGTCTTTGATTTCGCTGCCCGAGTAGCTCAGGTCGAGGCGTTTACGGTTGCCGAGTGAGGCTCCGCTGACGTACAGCCACGCGAGCGGGACATCTCTGCTCTCGGTGACCATCCCGCCGTCGAGCTTGGCACCCTCAGCCATGATGTCGTAGAGCGTGGTGGCGGGCTGCGGACCGCACTCCTCCGTCAGGTCGGGATTGCCCACCCACTCCGGGGTGATGCCTTCCTCCCGCAGGAGGCGAATCCAGCGCCGGCCCCAGCGCTCGCCGGCGTAGCCGCGGGAGATCTCGGCGAACGCGCTGGTGATCTGATACTCGTAATTCCACAGATTGATCTGCGAGAACTGCACGTCGGCCAGGGACGCAGCCGTGGGGATGAAGTGAATGCGCTCGATGGTGCCCGCGGTGCTCGATGCCACCGTAGTGCCCCCGAAGGCGTGCGTGTAGGTGGTGGTCGAGCCGACCTGATGCCACGCCGTCTGCCAGCGCAGTGACGTGCCCACCTGCTCGAACGCCATGTAGACGGCAACCCACCCGCTGACGGGGTCTACGCCGCTGCCGAACGCCACGCCCGCCGACGTCACCGACGTGCCTGCACTATTCAGACCCTGGAAATCGAATCCGGTCAGGTTGACGTTGACCACCCAGCGATGGATGGACGACGAACGCGGATAGATGTTGCACAGTACCGACGTCGAAGCAGGCAGTTCATCGACGTGGAAGTAGAACAGCACCGACCATGCGCCCGTGGCTGCATGCGTGATCGCCTTCGTGATCACCGTCGAGCCAGGGACTGTGTTCAGCTGAACAGCACCCGATGAACCACTGAAGCCGTCTGCCGACGTGAACGAACAATCGTTGATGACGCCAGGGTTGCCGCCGTCGAGGGTGTTGCCGATGGATGTGGCGTCGCGTCCGTCTTCGCACGGCCAGTGCCCGACGTTGGGCAATTGACTAAAATAGCGCGTCGTCGCACTCTTCAGGGCTGCACGCGTGGACTGGTAGCGCGCCAGCGTGCCTTGAGCCGTCATCGCGCACCAGCGGTCCACGCCCGACAGATCCCAGTCGTCCGGCCGGGTCTGATTCTCGCCGGTGAAGCGGATCCGATCGGATCCGATACGAATGGCGGGGAGCCCGTCGTCCTGTCCGGCGTTCTCGATGATCCACGTGTTCGGAGAAGCGCACGTGTCCGCCCATGTCGTCTGGCCGATCGAGGCATGCATGTTCGGCCGGAAGTCGGCCACCAGCGTGCCGGCGATCCCGCTGTACACCTGAGCACCGTAGATCTTGCCACGGAAGGGGGAGACGCTCCCGAGGACGATGTCTCCGTTCCCGCCCGCACTGATCGCCAGGCTTGCCGTACCCGAGTAGATCGACGTCGTACCCGCGACGATAGCGGTGTCGACCTGAGTCCATGTACCGTCGATCGAGTCACTCGTGTACCACGTATACGTGCGCCCCGCCGCGCCGTTGTTCACGTCGAGGGTGACGCGATACGCCTTGCGCGTCTCCACCTCGGGAATGGTCCCCGGGTCGGAGAACTCGGCCAGGAGCGTGCCTGAGGTCCCGCCCGTCGTGTGGACGAACACGATACGCCCGGTGTCGGTGATGTAGATCAGCCATGACATCTGCGTCGACAATTGGAACTTGCCGATGATGAACTGATCGAGATTGCGCGTGCTCATGACGTCCATCTCCCAGCGGACGTCAATGTCGCCGGTGATGTCGAGCGACGCCTTGTCAGCCGTGTAGATGCGCGTCCCGTTCGGCTCTTCCGGCTGATCCATGACCTTTGCGTACAGATCCTGGCCACGCGTCGGATGGAGAATCGAGTGCCGCACCCTCGTGCTCTGGCCGAACTTGCGGAACAGGGGAGACATTGGATCGTCGTCGGTGAACAGGTTGTCACCGTTGTTCAGCGTGTACGACGACGTGCGCGAGGTGATCGACGAGAACTGGTCCGCGCCGCCCGACGTGAGGCGGATGGCGTCATTGCCACGCACGCGCGCGGCCAGGTTCTCGCCGCCGTACGTGGATGTCCACGCCCCGTCGATGTAGAACTCGGTGACGATGTCCTCGGGATCGTGCGACGTCATCGGTTACTGCCTAGGGCAAGCTGCACGTCGCCTCCGAAGCGCTGATCGATCTCGAACCGCAGCATACCGAACAGCGCATCCACCAGGCCACGCTCCGTGGTCCGGTCGATCTTGACGTTCAGGTCGAGCTTCCCGCTGCCGCTGGCGGCAGCCATCCTGGCCGAGTCGCCGGCCGAGTAGACCATCGAGCCCGTCGGCAGGCGCACCGCCTCGGCGCCGCGCTCGTTCATGACGGTGGCACGGTCATTGCGTGCAATGCCGCCAGAGGCGAAGTAGTCGATCTGCGGGACACTGAAGCTGTTTCCGCCGACTGTCTGACCGAAGATGCTGATCGACGGGATCGTGAAGCTGAGACTGTTCCACTTCGAGATGATCCAGTTCATCGCGCGACGGAAACCCTCACGCACGCCATCGAAGATGTTGTAACCCTTGCGCGCAAGCTTCCCGAACGCGTGCGGTAGATCATCATCGAGCCACTTCTTAACGCGGCGGAATCCAGAAATCACGTTATTGATCGGCCTGACGATTGCGCCGACGTTGCGCCCGAACTCCTGAAGGTCGGGGATCCACTCCTCGGTCAGCTTCGTGAAGAAGTCGTCGAAGCTGTTCATCCAGTCTTCGATCTGCTTCTTGTTCTTTGGGTCAGCCAGCCAGTCCTTCACGTCTTGCAGCGACGCCTTGATTCCGGCCAGCAGGCCCTTTCCCGCGCTGTCGGATGTCGGGAACAAGATCTCGATGATCTCGCCCATGATTCCGAAGGCCAGTTTGCCGATGTCGTAGATCTCGTTCAGATAGTGAGCGGCAGTCTCCATGAACGATTCGAGATCGCCGGTCTTCTCCGCCTCTTCGATCCAGTCCGCGAAACTGTCTGCGATGTCAGCAATGATCCCGCCGAGCGCATCGAGCACAGGACCTGACGCCGCACCGATCCGCGCGAACGCATCCACGATATCGATGACGGCGTCACCAAGGAACCCGAGAAAGCGCTCGAAGTGCTTACTCGTCTTCGCGATGTTGTCGATGAATTCAGGGCGCCCAAAAGCCTCCATCATATTCTTGGCGACACCATTAATGGCGTCCGCCATTCCGCCGAGGATCGGGACGAGTTTCGGCCCCCAGTTCGAGGCGAGCTGTTCCAGCGACTTGTCGAGGCCGGCGAACAGGCGATCCTGGACCTGCCGCTTGATCCCCGCGAACTCCTCCTTCAGGCGGATCAGTGTGCGCACGAACGCCTGAGCGTTCGGCGAGAGCTTCGCCATCGCTTCTGCGAACTGATCGACGCCACCAGCGGCACCACCGCTGGCCGTCTCCACCTTGCGCTTGGCGTCGGCCAGGGACTCCATCGCGTCGGTCACGGCCTCGGCTGCATCCCGCTCACGCTGAAGCGCGTCCTGAACCTGACGTGAGCCTTCGACGCCGTTCTTGTCGGCCTCTTTCTTGTCAGCTTCGAGGTCTTTCAGGCGTTCGGTCTCATAGTCGTAGCGGTACTTGGCGCGATCGACTTCCTTCTGCGCAGCAGCCACGCTGAACGAGTTGCCGTTCACCTTCTCGCGCGCGAGCTTCTCTTCCGCCGCTTTCAGGTCGTCGGCGGCATCCTGCTGCGCATACTGCTGGCCGCGCAAGGCGAGTGTCAGGTCCTCGATCCGCTCGCGCTCCTCCGCGCGAGCTCGCGAGACATCCTCGCTGGCGCGCACCGCGGCTCGCTTGGCGCGGGTGACAGCCTCTTCCGCCTGCTCGATGCGCCTGGCCGCCTGATACGCCTGCTCGCCCGCCGCCTTCGAGGCCCCACCTCCGCCGCCCGCGCTCTTCCCGTAGGCATTCCACGCGTCTGTCACACCCCCGAGGCCCACGCCGAGTGTGGCGGCCGCCACGCCCACACCGATGAGCGCACCGACGGCACCAGCGGCCAGACCCCCCACGAGGGAGAGCGCGGGGGCCAGCGTGAAGAGCGCGGTCACCATGGCTGCCGCGGCGGCTGCGGCGGCCAGCAGGGCACCGATGAGCAGGTTCATCCCGCCGGTAGCCACCGTCGTTCCGGCCCCCATGGCCGCGGTGCTGGCCGCCGTGGTGGCCATCTTCGCCCCGAAGTCGGTGGCAGCCGTGGCCGCGCTAGCGAGCGCGGACGTGACGACGTCCATCACCTTGCCGGCGCTCTTGCCAATGCCGTTGAATTTGTCAGAGGCGCGATCGTCGACGTCAACGATGATCTCGATTTCGTTGTCGCCCACGTTCTCACTCTTCCTTGGTGTTCGGGGTGCCCATGTCCTCGATCAACAGCAGGCGTAACAGGCTCGCGTCCTCGGCCAGCACCGCCGACGGTAGGCAGTGGAATTGGCGGCACAGGCCGAGGATCATCTGCGCGTCTTCTAGCTCGTCTGGCTTGGTGACAACTGTTCCATCGGAATCGACCCCTCCGGGAACGTGCTTCCAGAGTTCGAGCCTTTTCCCAGGTCAGCCTTCACGCCGACGGCGGCGTTCGTCCACGACGTGATGATCTCCATGATCATGGAGAAGTCCTCGTCGACCAGGGCCTCAGGCGTGACCGCGATGGGGGCATCGTCCTCGTCGGTGAGGTTCCACGAGATCATGCGCTTGCTGAGGACGACGAGGACTTCTTTGATCTGCTCGGGCTCGAAGTCGTCGCTCTTCATGCCTTTCATGCTGCTGACGATCTGAAGATCGTTGATCGACAGGCCGCGCATGACGACGACGAGTCCATGCCTCACGTGACCCTCGGGCCACGTGAGGCGGTAGCTCTTCCGCTGATAGCTCATTGCTTTGCCCCCTGTTGATTCGTGTGTGCTAGATTGATGTTCAGGACCAGGAAGGTACGACGCCGTCAGAAAGGACACCCGGCGCGCTCCACGTGAGCGAACCGTCCTGGCCGCGCGTGAGGTTGTAGTCGGTGAACAGGCACTCATTCGCGAGCGTCTGGCCGGACACGCCGAGCGAGACGGTACGGTTCACCGACGTGGACGGCACCGTCTTGAAGACGGCGTGGCTCATGTTCGCCGCATCATTGAACACACCGTTCAGCGTGATGCTGAAGTCGGCCAGCAGGAGCAGGCGCTCGATGGCGGACTTGTCGACGCCGGTCACGTCCTGAACGGCGCGCGGCGTGGCGAACTGGAAGTTGGTGATGTCGCTTCGGATGTCACGAGCGGTGCCGCTGGAATCGTCAACACTGAGTGTTGACCATGCGAGGCCGGACTCTTTGCTAATCTTTCTGCCCTCCTAAATACTCAATCGCTTTCGCAAGCAACTGAGGATCATCTTTCAGTAAACCGATGGCTCGGTTGCAGTTGTTACAGAGAAGTCCACGAACCCTACCGGTTTCATGGCAGTGATCAACGGAGAGCCGAAAAATAGTTCCGTTGGTTCCGTGTCGCGCCGATTGCTCCTCGCGACAGATTGCGCACTTCCCGCCTTGCTGTTCATGCATCTCCCAGTAGCGCTCAGGGGAGATGCCGTACACTTGACGCATTTCGCGTTCATGGCGAGTCTTTGCGTGCCGCTCGGGATTGTTTTTTGCCCATTGACGCATTTGAGCAGCCGAGCAATCCTTGCATGTTGATTTGTAGACCCTGACCCCGTTGACTGTTCCTCGGGGACTGAATCTGTCGTAAAGCTTGACGGTCCGGCACTTCCCGCATTCGCGAGAGTCAGGGCCGATGAAGAGGTTCGCATATCCCATGTGGAGTATGTTACTAGTCCACGTTTAGACATTCTCGCTCACCCCTCCCTCTGTTCCTTGATTCTGTCGAGGTGGTGACTCATGTCCTCTACCCATAGCTCACCGCGCGTGTGCGTGCGCGTGAGGCCGTTCTCGCGAACGGTGAAGTTGGGATCGCGTTCGAGCGAGGCGCGATGCTCGCTAGCAGCGAAGCACTGCTGACCGGCCTCGAACCTGAATTCGGCGAGGCCGTCAGCCGCGCGCGTCTCGACAAACTTCCGCCCGCTGGCCGACCTGATGTACTGCGCCTGAGGCGAGTCCGTTGGAACGATTGTCTTCCATCCGTTCACGTGCGCGCGGCACTGGACTTCGGCGCACGTCGCCGGACGAAAGTGCGTCGGGATCGGCATCGTCACCGCATACGTGCGATACTGATTCAGGTTCGGAACAATCATCTATGCGCCCCTCAGAAATTCGTGAGTGTCAGGTTGCGGTTGAAGTTCACCAGGAACACCGCGTTGGTGAACGTGCCCGTTGATGAGATGCGCGTGTAGCGGCGGATCGTCGCAGTCCGGCCGGTCTGGATGCGCTGCGCGCCGATCCCCGTGAACGCAGTGAACGCTCCGTCGGTCACCGCGGCGAAGGTGGCGTTGTCGGCGCTGTCCTCTAGCGTGAGTGTGATGCTCGTCCCCGTGAACGCGATCAGGTGGGCATAGAGTTGCGCGCCGAAGAGTGTGCTGGTGGCACCCAGGTCGATCGAGGCACCATTGGTGGCCGCGGTGTCGGTGCGCTTGCCGGGGGTGTGCTGGACACCCCACTCCAGCCCGTAGCTGTCGGCCTGGCCGGTGATGCCGATCGACAGGGATCCGTCCTGGCCGCGGGTGGGATCGTAGTTGATCTGCTTCAGCACCGAGCTGGCCGCCGAGTTGCCGAGCCCGAGGCCGCGGCAGTAGGTGAGCTGACGCGACGCGTACGGCAGGAGCGAGAGAACCTTGTGCTCCTGGCCGACGCTCGGATTGAACCACGACGTGAAGTCGATGCCGCCGTCACGAAGCAGGCCGATCCGCTCCATCGCACTGACGGTGATGCCGGTGATGTCACTCGCCGCCGGCCCGCCACCGATCCGCGCGAGTGAGCCGATGTCGCCCGAGAAGTCGTATCCGTCCACCAGGCAGTAATCACCGAGACCAGATTGTTTCGCCATGACTACTCCGCCTGATTCCATACGTCATTGATTACGAGCGGGATCGTGATGTCCACGATCCTGAACTTCTGACCTTCGCCCATATCCAGCCACCCGGAATCAGAGCGAAGGGATTCGCCGTACTGGCCGAGCAGATCCACTTCAGCGATCAATCCGCCGAGCGTGAAGTCTCCCGAGTAGGCGTTCAGCAACGCATCGACGGCGTCGAGCATGCGCGGATCGATTCCGCCGAGCGGATCAGACTCCCACGAATGCATGATGCGCATCACCAGCGTCATCACCGCTGACGTCGTCGCCAGACCCGATCGCCCGCCGACGGGGGTGATGCGCCTCGGCCAGAGGATCGCCGCCAGACCTTCGTTGGTGGGGTTACTGCCGACATCGACGTAATTCACCGACGTGAAATGTCCTGACGCCAGCGCGTGAGAAATGAGCGCATCCATATACAGCTGCGTATTCAGTGCCAATCGATCTCACCCCCCTAGCCGGCGAACGGCTTTTCCTACCTCGACACCGGCCAGATGGCCGACGCGCGCCTGAGTCATCTCATAGGCTCGCTGGAAGGCATGATATCCCTTGAACCTAGTCACCGGGAAATTTCTGCTCCCCGTGCCCTCAAGCCAGTAGTTGTATTTCACCAACCCCTGATCGGTCACCGACCAGTTGTCATCTTGCCTGTTGTCGATGATGATCTGCGTCTGATAAACAGGCGTTGGGTTGCGAATGCTCTGCGCAAGGATTCCCGACACGGCAGTCCAAGCGAATTCGGCGACACTTCGTTTGATGCCGGTCTTCATCGAGTTCATCACTTCAGCGCGCCTCGGGGCGCTGAACATCGGACCCTTCAGATTGATGCGCGTGACCATTAGATCGCCCGGTACCTGATGCGCCCGTACGCTGCCACGATCCGCTTCTCCAGCTCGGCGATCCCGCGGCCGCTCACCTGCCGCTCGCTCTCGCCCTGGCCGATCGTGCGAGCGTAGCCAGCGCTCTCCTGAGCACGCCTGTCGAGCGCGTACGCGATGGTGAGCTGCTCGGCCAGATCCGGCGCCCGGTAGATGCCGAGCGCACTCCCCGAGGTGTGGGAGTCTGCCGTGGTGCCGAGCGCTCCCCGCTCCACCTCGCACGAGCGCGCCCAATACACCGTGGCGCCGGCCAGATGGGCGGCTAGGGTGGTGCCGCTCGTCGCCCGCTGCACGTTGAGCGTGTTACCGACGATCTCGCGGATCAGCATGCGCTCGCTGTCCACGATGACCTCCTCCCCAGCCAGGAAAGCAGACCCATCGCTCACGCTCACGCTCTGCACGTTGACCGCGGCGGCGAGCGCTCCGCTCGAAGTCTGGCCGCTCGATACCCACGAGCGCGCGCTCACGATCACCCGCTCGCTACCGAGCGAGACGATCGAGCCCACCCCGATCGGAGCGTTGAGCAGGAGCGTGCCAGCGCTCGCCGAGACGCTCGCCCCGAGCGTCCACGTCGAGCGCTCGCTCGTGCTCCCGAGCACTCCCCATGTCCCGCTCACCACGAGCGAGCGCTGACCGACTCCCGAGCGGTAGTCGAGCGAATCGCTCCCCGCCTGATCGATCTCGATGGCGGAGAACGGCGGCCCGTAGCTCGGCCAGGGCAGGGTCTGCCCGGTCATCGAGTCCCCGCCCGACACGAGCGACGTCAGCTCATTCAGGCGGAACTGATTGAGGTTGAAGCGATAGCCACGGCTGTTGTTCGCCACAGGCCAGTCGAATGTGATCGCACCGACCCACGGAGCGAATCCCGGACGGGTCTCATCGCCGAGGCGCACCAGCCTGTCGACGGATTCCGACGCGCTCAGAATGGCGTCGAGGATTTCGTTCGTGGCGTACGCCGTTGATTTGATGTCGGCGGCACGCATGACGCGTTCGACGGTGGTGTATGGGGCACGCATTACCATCCTCCGATGACAACATGTCCGCCGAACTGACAATGCCTGCCGCGCGGAGTGATTTCGAGTGGCCAACCGTGCTCGGGACATTCGATGGGGTTGCGTCGACGCTCGGCGTTCACTGCCGCGTCAGCCAGGGCGCCATCGATGATCCCGCCGAAGTCATGCCACCCTCCGCCACCCGAGGCCTGGCCGACCACGGGCGCCCCGAGCGAGACGGGCACGGCCAGCCCGTCGGGTGCGGCGCTGCGGATGATGGCCGGCGCACCCAGTCCGACGGCCACCCCGAGCCCGTTCGGCGCCACGGTGTACGCGGTGACCACCGACGGTGCCCCGAGGCTCACAGGCACGCTCAGCCCGTCGGGTGCGGCTGCGGCCAGAGTGGTGGACGGCGCACCGAGGCCTACCACGATCCCGAGCCCGTTCGGCGTGGTGGCACCCGCGACACCCGCGGCGGGAGCGCCGAGCACGACGGGCACGCCGAGCCCATTCGGCGCCACGGTGAGCGCGGCGTTGACCGACGGAGCACCGAGGCCTACCGGGACGGCCAGGCCGTCGGGCGCGACGGTGTCATCGTCGATGACGTAATCGACGTCGACGAAGTAGTTCGTGCCGCCCCCGCCGGGGCTGTTCGGGTAGCCGATCGCCGAGTCGATGCGAAAGACACCCTGGCTGACGGTGAAGCCGCCCGCCGTCCCGTTGTGCGCGGGAGCGGTGATCCCGTTGTTCGTCAGCGGTGAGCCGAAGAACGAGAGGGTGGCGACGTAGCGCCCCTGGTTGTTGAACACGCCGACGCGGTAGGTGGTGCCCGCGGTAACGACTACGGGGGTGTCGAAGACGATATCCAGCCAGGCGCCGCCGGCCGGGGTGCCGCCGCTGTAGGTCTTGCTGGCGAGCAGGGAGCCCGTGCCCGGGTCGGAGGAGGTGACTTGCCAGAGCGCACCCGTGTAGGTTCCGCCGACGGTGGTGGTGGTGAAGATGCGGACACCGTTCACCACGCCATCCTCGGCGAACGTGACGGTCATGCCGGACGTGATGCCGGGCGTGCCGTCAGAGTTGTTCGTCGAGGATGGCGTCTGGCTGGTGAACAGGTTCGCCATCGGCCGGGCCTACGCGTTGACGCGCAAGATGCGGGAGGTGCCCGAGGACCACGTCACCGGGGTGTCGCCAGTACCCGGCTGAGCAGGGAGGCCGGTGCCGGTGTCGTAGTAGGCGATGACGCGCTGCGCCGTGTTCGCCACGTCGGCGCCGCCGGTGACGGCGCTGCTTTGGAACAGCAGGATGCCGTGGTTGCTGGCCGATGCCGTGGTGGTGATGACGGTGTCATCGGCATCGAAGACGCCGCCGGTCACCGTCTTGTTCGCCAGCGCGGCGCTCGTGCCGTTGAGCGTGCCCGTGGCCACGACTTCGGACACGAACTTGTGCGCCGCGCTGAAGGTGTAGCCACGGACGAACGCGGCCTTGATGACGGCGGTATCGAGATCGATCGTGCCGTCGATGAAGCCTTCGGCGGCCGGGGTGAAAAGTGCGTTCGCCACGTGGCTACCTTCCTGCTCAGGCCGCGGTGATCGACGCGCCGGCGTCGAGCGGAACGTACGTGATGTCCCACTTGACCGAGCCGGTGTTCGTGGCTGAGGTGACGAGATCGAGCGTGCCCGGGTTCAGCACGACACCCACGCCGATCTGAAGCCGCTCCCCGCCCGCGTTACCCACGGCCAGGGCGGTTGCCGCGGCGGCGGGCAGGACGAAGATCGACCCCACCTCCTTGGCGGCGATCGAGGCGCTGACCGCGGACAGATCCACGTCGGTGCCCGCGGTGGGATTGCCGGTCACCTTGACGGTGCACGCCTGGTTCTGGATGGCGGTAGTCACCGAGCCGACCAGCGAAGTAACGATGACGCGCCCGGTGTTGATGTTGAAGATCGCCGCCTGAGTGGTGGCCGGGAGGGCCGCCGTCGCGCGCGAGACCTTGAGGCCGAGGACGCTTTTGAGCATCCCCGCGCCGCTGTCGAGAACGCTCACGCGGTCACGCTCCGAAGGTTCTGCGGGGCGCGGCCGTAGGCCAGGTCGTGCAGAACGGCGAAGACGATGCCCGCCCCGTCCGCGGTGCACTTGACGTACGGCTTACCCGACGGAGCCATGTTCGCCAGCACTTCGATGGCGATCAGGTCCTCGGTACCGTCGGCCGCGGTGATGGTGTCGCTCGCGGCCTGGGTGGTCTTGTGCCAGACGCCGTTGCTGACGTCGGCCGACTTGCCGTAGTAGTGATCGAAGACGTTCGGGGTCTCCGCCCCAGTGCCGGACGCGTCCGACGCGAAGGTGATGACGGCCTGGGTGGCGCCGTCGACTTCGTGCACGAAGAACGTCACACCAGCGGCGTCGCGCAGCGAGATGTAGACGTCGTCCGCGGGGTAGTGGGCGTTGATGAGCCGCCCGAGAGCCTCGCTGTACATGGTGTTTCCTCTCCTGCCGGGGTTTGAATGCCGGCTAGGCATTGCCGCTGGCAGGGGGTTTATTGCCGGCCAGGGCTGGACTGCCTCAGCGTACCACGCGCGCGACTAGCACACGACAAGCAAGAAATCAAGCGCAAAGAATCTACCGTGCATGCTTGCGCGTCGACGAATCAAGGCGCTCTCGCGCCGCAAAATGATCATGCACAAACACAGCGCCCCTCGCTCATCATCGAGCGAGGGGCGCTGTGCTGTATCGGGTGAGGCGTCAGCCGACGTCAAGCTTATCAGGCGCGAACGGCCAACTGGACAAAAGGCGACAGCGTCGCGCCGCCGTTCTTCGGAGTGATCGGGCTGGTCAGCCACGGGCGGCCGTCGTTGCGCTCGATCACGCGGATGGTGGTCTGGTCCGAGGTGAACTTGACGTGCGGCGAGGTGTCGATCGACATCGCGTCACGCCGGCCGATCAGGTACGAACCGAAGTCCACGAACGAGATGTCGCCCTGGCCGCCCAGCGCGCTTGGGGTCTTTTCGGTCATGATGACCGGCCGGCCCAGCAGGGTGAGCTGCGGGGCGCCGTGCGCGTCCATGATCCACACAGCCGAGCCACCGGTGCCGACGGTCAGCGCCATGGTGGCCAGCTCGAAGAACGTGTCGGGTGACGCCACCCACACCGCCCGCTTGAGCGAGGACGGCAGCATGCGGGCGTACATCCGGAGGATGTTCTCCCACACGATGGTGTTCGCGCCCTGGCCAGCCTCCTTGGCCACGACGATCATGCCCGGGTTACCCGCGTTGAGCGCGCCCATCGGCTCGCCGGCGCCCGACGCGTTCATGTAGTCGTAGTCCGCGGCGAACGCCATCGCCTTCGGCATCGCGTTCATCAGGAACGCGGTGAGCGCGCCCCCGCCGTCGCGGATGACCTCGTTGGTGACGTAGGCGAGCGCGGTCTGCTTGGTCGGGTCCAGCTTGACCTTACCGAACTTCGCCTGAGACTCGACGAACTCCTCACCCTCGTCGGTGCGGTAGACGACGATGCCGCCGTACACCGAACTGACGTTGCTGGTGGCGTCCACCGTCGGGAACGTCAGCGAGGCCGCGTTCATCGGGATGACGGTGGCGCGCGGGAGGACGATCGAGTCCTCCAATTCCAGCATGAGCAGGTCCTGACGGAACTCCTCCGGCACGAGGAAGCCGCCGGCGTCCGGGATCTTCTCCGAGTAGCCGTTCAGGATGGACATCGCCGCGGCCTGCTCGGCCGTCGGGGCCTTGTTACCGTGCCAGAGAGCGCCGACGAACTCGCCGATGTCACCGAAGGTGCCATTGAGCGCGGCGCCGGGCGCGTTCCGGCCACCGATCGAGGCTTTCTGGCCGGCCAGGAGGGCCGAGTTCAGGGCCTTCGGGTTGTCGGTCTTCAGACCGCCCGCCCGGAACATCTCTACGATGGTGTCCTGGGTGGTCTGCTTGACCTGCTCGATGATGTCGTCGCGCTCGGCGTTCTTCGCCTCGACGTAGTTCTTCAGGTTGGCCTTGAAGCCGGTGTCGCCATCGTCGGAATACGCGGCCTTGAACTTCTCGGGCGTGTCGAGCGTGGCGAGGTAGGTTTCCCAGCTCGACACGGTGGTGGGCTTCGCGGTCATGCGAATACCTCTTTCATGATTCCTGTGATTACGTCCGCGTCGAGCATGACGGGATCGGGGGCTTGAGGTTCTTTGTGCGCGTTCTGCACGCGCTCGGCGACGGGGGCAGGGAGCATGTTCACCCACCCGGAGAGGAAATTGTCGACGCGCTCGTCTTCGTCTTCTTCGTCATCGCCGGTGATGTCGTCGACGAGTCCGACATCGAGGGCTTCTTGGCCGGTGTACCAGACACCTTCTTCGCCGTTCTCTTCCATCTTCGCGCGCCAGTATTCGACGTCTTCGCCGGCTTTCTCGGCGTACATGTCGGCAATGTTGTCCGACACCTTGTCGAGCAGTTCAAGCGCGCGCTGAAGCCGCGCCTTCGCTCCGAACACGCCCGTCATCGCGTCGTGAATCATCACCATACTGTTGCGCGAGGCAACGACGCGCTCACCGGCGAGCATGATGAAGGACGCGGCCGAAGCAGCAAGCCCATCGACGTACGTAGTGACGGTGCCGGGGTGGCGAGCGAGAAGTGAATGGATGGCCACGCCGTCGAACACGTCCCCGCCGCCGGAATTGATGCGTACGTTGATGGGGCCGGGGCCGGCCTCTTTGAGGGCGGCGGCGACGTCGCTGGCGGAGATCCCATCCATGAACCACCCTCCGCCACCGATGCGGCCGTAGATGAGAACGTCCGCAGGCGCCTCAGCGCTCACCCGGGCACGCACGGCTAGCCCGGTGACGTCGGCCAGGGCGCGCGGTGCGGGCTGGTGGGACATCGAGAAAGCGACGGCAGGTTCGAGTGCGCTCAGAATGGCGCGCCTACGCTTGTTCACTGATTCCCCTTCAGGAATTCGACGTTCGGAACCTCGGCCCACGCGATCGAATCCTGCCGGTAATTCGACGCCGTAACTCGCAATCTAGCCTTGAGCGCTTGATCGACGCCGTCAGGAATGACGATGCACCATGCCGCATTCTGCCAAGGTGCCCCCGGATTCGAGTGCCACGACCCGTGAAACTCGCGCGTGGCGGTCATCAGATCCTTGTGAACGTCGATCTGAAAGCATGCCCATTCAGACTGCGTCAGCTTGTCGTCGGAGTTGCCGATCGTGACATACACCGTCTTCACGACATCCCCTTTCGCTTCTTCACAGTGCATCGACACGTGTTGCCATACTTCGCCCCGACGCACTTGATGTAGCCCTTGCCTCCTGGGTAGTCAGCATAGGCGGACGTGCGATTCCGGTACAACTTCCGATCGTTCTTTTTGCAGGGCTCACACACGTTCGCGTCGATGTGCGCCTTCACTTGCCAGCGCATCGCCGCCTCGATCTGGCCGAGCAATGCAGCAAGGAAGGCGTTCATTTATCGCCTTCACTCGGGTCGGGCTCAGGTTCGGGCGCACCTGGCACCACGGGAGCGGGTTCGGGCTTCTTGTCCACCCGCATCGGGGGGAGGCCACACACCTCCGCCGCATCCTCAGGATTGACGCCTGCGTCGATGAGCGTCTTGAACGCACTCGACTTCGTCGTCAGGTCCTGGCGCTCACCCTCTGCGTCAGCAGGAACGGGATCGGCGTAGTTGAACTCGTAGTTCTTCCACGCGCTACCGAACATCGGCAGAAAGCGCGTGTTGAGAACGGTGCGGAAGTTCTCCAGACGCGGGACGGTCAGCGTCTGCGAGAACATCGCCATCGACGCCTCGGCCGACGCGCGGTTCACGTCATCCACGTCACCGATGCCGAATTTCGGGAAGCCGTACGCATCGAAGATCGCCTGACGCGTCAGGCCGCGCGACTCGACGAACTGCATGTCCTTCTGCGCGTACGAGAGCGGCGTGAAATCGCCTTCTTCGAGGACTGCGACGCGTCCCGCGTTCTCCGTGCCCTGGTGTTCGAAGCGCCAGCGCTCGACGAGGTCATCCCATTCGGAGTCGCTGAGCTTGCGGCCCACCTTGATGATGCCGCCCGGCTGAGCACCGTTGCGATAGGTGGCAGCCTGCCACGCCGCCTGTGCCCTACTCTCGGCCAGGTCGGACGCCAGCGCGCCGATTGGGCCGGCGCCGCGGAGGGGGTCGGTGGGCGAGGGATCGATGGAGCAGATGACGTCGTCCACCTCAAGCGGAACCTCTTCGCCGTCAGGCGAGCGATAGAGATAGCCGGCCACCAGCCGGGTCTGGCTCGGGACCGGCGTGATGCGGTCTGGCCGAACCGGCCAGAGCTGCACGGGGATGCCCGCGAACTTCAGCACCACCCACCAGAACTCACCGCACAGGTCATAGTGCTGCTGGCTGCCCTGACGGAAGTAGGCGGCGTTGATGTGCGGCGCGTCAGTGGGGTTGCTCCACACGCGCAGCGGGGCGGCGCTCTCGGCGCGCCCGCCGGTCAGCGGGATGGGATCGTCACCGGGCCTGGCCGGCTTGCGATCGAGCGTCCACTCGACGGCGGCCGTCGCCTTGCTGAGTTTCTTGACGACCCCGTAAAGCGTGGCCGTGGCGTTCAGCGACTCCAACTCAGCCGTGCGCCCACGTCCGGTGAACATGGTCCCGAGTCCACGGCCGGCACCCCAGCGCGACACCAGAGGGACGGGTGACTCGTTCACCATCCCGCCGAGAAGGCTGCGCACGCTCACCGGCGCCTCAATTCCAGAAAGAAGAGGGACACGCCGGCAGTAACGAGCGCGGCGATCGGGGAGTAGAGCGCGGCGGCCAGCACGAACGACGCCAAGCCGGCCAGCACCAGCCCGTGCCTGTGCACCTGGCTGGCGACGAAGAGCACGGCGATGAGGAGCGCGCGCCCGGCAGCCCCGGCGCGGCCAGCCACAAGCCGCCGGGCGCGCACCAACGCGGCAGTGATGCGGCTACCGCGGACGCGAAGAGACGCGTCTCTGGCTTCGAGGAGGTCACGCAGCGAGGTACGGGGGCGCACGCCGCGCTGCTCGATCCCCATCGTCACCATGCCCGCATGGTACACGAAAAGGCACGCCCGAAGGCGTGCCCTCTTCATCGTGCCGGCGTCACTCGACCTCGACGTCAGCCCCGCCGAAGTCGACGAAGACGACCTTGCCGTCCGCGTCCTTGCCGATGGTGATGCCGCCGCGGGCGTCGTGGTCGATCGGGTCACCGCCACCCTTGACGTTCACCCGGCCGAGGGTGCGCACCTGAGGCTCAGCCTGCTCTGTGGTCTTCTTTTCGTTCGCCATGCCGTCCAGCATGCCCCTTCTTCTCGATTCCACGCACGACGGGCCAGTCTTTCTTGCCGGCCATGCCCGCCTCACGGATGGCGTGACGCTCACGATCGCGAGCGTCGAGGCGCTCACTCCAGCTCACGGCTTCATCCCGAAGATCTCGTCGAGGTCTAGCGGCGCCCAATCTGTGTCCAGCTCAGCCATCATGACGTAGCGGAGGGGGCGCTCCTCGCGCTGAAGCTCAACGCGATCAGCGAACACCTCGACGACGCGTCCCACCTCGCCCTCGCGCGAGATGATCAGCTTGCCGGCGAGCGCCTTCTTCTTGCACTCGAAGCAGTCACTCGCGAAGAGGCGTGTCGTGCTGGCTTGCGGAGATTTGACGCGGCAGGCTACGCCAACGAAGCCCTGCCCCTTGCTGAACGTTTTGTAGTTCTCATAGTGAATCGCCATGCACAGATTCTACGCGCATTATCGTGCATGCGAAAGAGGCGCACCCAGATCGAGTGCGCCTCTTTCGTCTAATCTGCAAGTTGCACGTTTGGCGTCAGCCCCAGAGCTTGCGCTTGATCTTCTCGCCGGTGGTCTCCGGGCCGCGCGTCCAGCCGATGTGCTTCTCCTGGCTCTTCTTCTGCGCCTTCGTGAGCCGGCCGGACCCGTAGTCCCCGCCGACATCCTCGCCGCGCCCATGCGCGGCCCTCAAGATCCCGTCAGCCCGCTCACGAGCCTCGCGCTCGCTCTTCCAGCTCACCCTCGGCCACCCCTGCTCCACTCGCGCTCGACGCGCTCCGGGCTGTTGTGCGTGCTGCTGCGCGCGTCGTCGTACTGGCCGCGCCGTCCCGAGCGCGAGCCGCGGATGTCGGGATCGGCTAGCACCTCGCGGTCCCTGCCCGCCCGCCTGTTCGCCTGTTCGCTGCGCCCGTACGGATCCTTCGTCGCCCCCGTCACCTGTCCCGCTCCTCTCGCGAGTCGTAGTACTGCTCCGACTCGGCGCGCCCCTTGTTGACCCCACGGATGTCGGGATCACTCTTCACCTTGTAGTCGAGGTCCTGACGGACACGAGTCCCGCGCAACTTCCGCGCACTCGTGTCCTTGTTACCACCTTGTGCCATGCATCGATTCTAGCACACACGAATCAAGATCGCATCATCGAGGACGAATGACCCTGACGCGCACGCGGGGCGCGAGATCAAGGTGCGCGACGAAATAGCGCCCTGCATCGCATCCGTGGTCATCCTTTTTCAGCGGCTCATCCGGCACCTCTTTGGGGAGCACGCCGCCAGGCTTCGGTTTCCAGACGTAGCCCTCGATCTCTTCGAGCGTGCACGTCGGCAGGCCGGCCTGCTTCAGTTCGCCGTCGCGTTCGACGAGCGCATCCCTCAGGACGAACAGGCGTGGCAATCCGTCGCCGGCCACCTTGATACGCGACTGGACCGCCTGAATCCCCTCACTGACTGTCTTGTTTGCAGCTACCGTCCCGAACCCGAGGTGACGCTCCAGCGTCGCCCGGTCCTCCGCATCGTGATCGCATATGACCGCTTGTGGACGCGGGTATTTCCACTTCCCATTCTCAGCAACAACCACCCGGAGAATGTCTTTGGCGTGATCCTCAACCAGCCTTTTTGTCTTATAGATCTCCTTTTCGAGATAAGCCCTACCATCAGGATCAATAGCCCACATCTGCCACACGAATGGATTCGTGTACCCGAAGTCCACAGCCCAATATCGCGGCCAGTCCATCGGCAACACCTTGCGATCGATGACATTGCGATCAGGACTCCAATCTTCGTAGATCAGCCCTTCGGCCGCCGCCCACTTCCCCTTGCGCAGCCTGAGGTAACGCACACCCGTGAGGTTGTCGAGGCGCGCGATGTACGCGCTCCCGTACGACGTCAGCTCCCCATCATCACCGAACAGGCGAGGATTGTCCTCGTGACGCGAGATGAGCATCGTCGTCTTACCCTCATCGCACCGCTTCTTCAGCCAGTGCGACGGCTGTTGCGGGTTACAGTCGGCGAGCAACTGCTGAAAAGACACGCGCCCATTACGCAATCGTGAGTTGAGTTTCTCCCACGATTCCAGCGTGATATCCGTAGCCTCCTGAACGAAGATACAGTTATGTGATATTATCTCGTTGGCTACGTACCAGTGGCTACCCGTCTGGAGGTTGTACACATGCCTGCCCGGTCCAGCGTCAGTGACGCTGATTTTGACGATGCGATCAGCCGTTACCTCAAAGGGGAATTCCGGCTGATGGCCGCCGCGAAGTCCATCCACGTCAGCGCCGGCCGTTTCCGTGAGGAGATGACCAAGCGTGGCGTTCGTGTCCGCACCAAAAGCGAAGGGCAGGCGCTCCGCCACGTTCGCGATGCCGACACCGAATGGAAGCGTCGATTCACCGAGTCCGCCACCCGCAACGGTGAGGCGTGGCGCAACTCTCCCGAGAATCGTACTCGCATGAGCGAACTCGGAAAACAGCAAGGCATCTTGAATCGTGGACGCGTATCGAGCGCCGATCACCTCGACAGACGTTCGCTCAGCCATGAGCGGCGCGGGCTCAAGATCAGCCCCGTCGCTGTCGACTTCAATGACATGATCAAAGCTCGCGGGATCGATGGCGTGATGGAAAAAGCCGTCGGCAGATACAACGTCGACATAGCCATCGGGGACTCCGTCGCCGTGGAAGTCCATCGCTACAGTTTCAACCCGCTCGGACCGACCAGGATTCGCGAGCGCAAACGCACGCGCTACCTCTGCGATCGAGGATGGTTGGTCTGCTACATCTGGGTTCGCCCCACCGATGGATTCCTGCTCACTCCGAGCGCGGCGCATCAGGTGGCCACCCTCGCTGAGTTGATTCAGCGCACGCCATCCATGCGGGGTGAGTACTGGGTGGTTCGGGGTTCCGGTGAGTTGGTGGCCCGCGGCCGTGGTGACAGTGATGAGTTTGCCTGAGTACGGACGAGAGTAGGCGCGCTCGATCGGCGAGACGCTGTCTATCAACGTCTCGCCGATCACGCAGTCATATTCGGTGGACATCACCTTATCAGGATTATCGAGGCCACCGACGACGATCGACGATCCGTTCTCATAGATGTACTGCGCCGGCTTCTCGCCGCTCCCGCCATACCAGCGCACGATCCCCTGAGCGATGGCGTCTGCGGCCACTTGCTCGCGAAAGGTGACGAGCCCTGTCGAGGTCAAGCTCTTGAGCGTCTGGCGCACGATGAGCGCCTTCATGCCGCGATCGTGATGCTCGTGCTCGCGCTCGCAGTCCGGCGAACACTTCCCGTTCAGCAGGCACATGAGGTGGATTTTCCACAGCGCCCCGAAACTCTTGCCCGTGCCGGCGGCGCCGACTGTGAGCACTTCAGGGGAGCGGTCAGACAGTAGCTGCCTGGCCGCTCCCCTGGTCTCGATCCGTTTACGAATAGGCTGCACAATCGCCCGATTCCGTCAAGCATGGATCGTGGCCGGTCTCGCATCGCTCGACGCAAGCTGCGCAGTATTTGCGCAGCTTCGGCGCCGGCACTTCGTCGGTCATGTACATGCGGATATCGATCGTCATGACGTCGTTCGCGTCGTACGTCAGCGTGTAGCCGCGCACATCATTCAGATCGAACCCCTGCCCAACCAACCATGCCTTGACAGCCGTGTTGATCGGACCGTTGAGATCGGCCATCTCGCCAGCGAGCATCACCTTCGCCATCACTCGGCACCCATCGCCCATGGCGCGTTCGCCTTCATCAGGCGCATCGCTTTCTCGTAGGCCTCACGCTCGTCGTCCGCCACGACGGCCAGCGACAGAACCTCGACGATGTTCCGCTCATTCGCCGCCGCGTTCAGCGGACCGCGATCGACGCGCTCGTTCGTCACCCGCTGGATTTTGATCTGCACGTTCCAGTGCTCGCTCATCTCGCCCCTCTCGTTAATCTGCCGTCATCGTATCACGCCGTCCACCAAAGACCAATGAACACGAGCGCGATGATCGCCAGAACGATAAGCGCGTCGATCCACCCGTCACGCTTCATCGCGTCACCTCAAGCGTGAAGCGGGCGCGAAGCCACGTGATTTCGATATGCCATGAGGTCTCAGTGACATATCGATGACGCCCGAATTGAATGAGAGGTATCAGTCCGCCGATCACGTCATCGCCTCCGGATCAACACCCACAACCTCATAGTTGACCGTCGCCTTGACCTCGGACTGCGTCGGCGCGTCGAGCCCGAACCGCTTGCCGAACGTGGTATTGATGGCACGCAGCTCGGCCAGAGCCCTCAACCGCAGCGAGTAATCCAGCACGGCATTGCCGTCGGCATCGATCAGCTGATCGCCACGCTGCGTGAACGTCGGTGCACCGGGCATCGAAATAAGCTCTAAAACCTTTTCCTGCATGAATTCGAGACGGTCTGCCGACAGCGCACGAAGGTGGCTGATGTCCACCTCAGGCATGTTGCGCGCCACCTCAGCGACGATCTGCGAGATGCGAGAATCGCTCAGCGAATACTCACGCGCGAGATCACTCGTACGCTCACCGCGCATGTGACGCTCGTAGATCTCGATGTCACGCCTGACGAAGCGACTCATGCCGACGCCACCCGCTCGAAGTCGTACATGCGGTTACCTCCCGCACTCACCATCGGGCGCGCGGCCTCAGGCGCACCGACGTCACGCCGTCGATACGTGACGACGTCCCCGTCATGCCAATCCGTCAGCGTCTCCGGCATGCCGACGTATCCACGCGCCACAGTCCCGCACTTCGGACCACCGACGAATTCAACGTTCCCCTTACTCACGCCATCCCCTCCCTCGTCCCCGTCTTCACCTTGCGCCACGGCTCATCGCCCATCACCCACGAGTTCCCGCAGATGTTGCACGTGATCGTCTGAGGACTCGGCATGCCGAAGAACTCAGTGTCGCCATGCTCCCCACGATCGCACTTCACCCGGAGCTTGCGCCGCTCGTCCGCGCCCGCCACCCGCTCACGGATGCCGGCGTACCACGACTCAGGCATCTCGCCGCCCGCGGCCACGTACTCGGCCAGATCCGTGACCGAGGCGAGCGGGAACCATGCCCGCGACGCCCCCCAGAGCATCACCGACGCCCACGACGCGCCGTCATGCACCGCATACGCGCTCCAGGCACCGTCCGCCCTCGACAGCACGAGCGCATACCGCCATTTGACTGCCCCAGGGTGGCCCGTGGTGGCATGGGGGGCGCTACCCCTACTCCGCTGTACCCTCACGCTCCACGACGCCTCACGCGCCTTCTGAGCGAGTTTCAGCACGGGCGACGGGCACCCATCGCCGTCCCACGGATCCCGCGATGTCACCTCCGGCGCCGGGAACGCCTCCCGCTCCGCCGCCAGGCGCGGATGAAACCCCTGCCCGAGCTTCGGCAACCAGTCCACGGGAGCCGGCTCGACGGCGCGCCCGGCATCGGCCAGGGCGCACACCGAGCACCGCGCTCGCCGCCCCGGAGCCACGAGCGCCGACGCTCCACACCGGCACCGCCCCCACATCAGGTGGGAGCGATCGATCGGGATGAGGCGTTCCTCTTCCTCGATCTCGAATTCGATGGCGCTCACGGGAGGCGCTCCATCGCGTACACGATCTGGAGATCGTGCTCGGTTGCGGCGCGCACCTTGATGAGCACGCCAGGGTGTTCGCCTTCAAGGCACCAGCGCTTGAACGGAAACCCACCGATCACGAGCGCGTCGTCGAGAATCAGCCCCGACTGAGTGAGCGCGTCGAGCGCGTTGCGCCGAAGCTTGTCCTCATCCCCGTGCGCGAATTCGCCGGCCGCGCGAGTCGGCCAGGGCATCGCCTGATCGGGCTCGCACAAATTCTCGAACCTGAAGAACGTGTCGACGACGACAGCACTCTCGAAGCGCTCGCAGTAGCACTCGCTCTTGATGGCGCGGATCATCTCTTTCTTCCACGCCACCGAGTACACGCCGGATTCCTTGAGCGACACGCGGCACTTGCCCGGCGCCACGCGAACGTGCACGGGTTCGAGCGAGCCTTTGGTGCGCGGCCGGCCGATCACCTCGATCCGTACCGACGTCTCATTCGTCAATGTCTGTTTCGTCATCGCCCCTCGGTTCTTTCACTCTGCCTACGTGCCAGTGTACAGCAAAAACCTCGCCGTCCCGATAGTTGTTGCCCCATCGGCACGGATACGCATCGAACGCCACGCCGTGCTTGAGATCCATCAACACAGCCTGATCGATCGCTGCGCCCTGATTCGCATACGCGATCTTGAAACGACGCGCGAAGCGCCGCTTCCCGCCCCCGTACCCATGCTTTCCCGACCAGCGCGACGCTGGCGAGCTGGAAACCATCACCCCTCCCTTCCCATGCAACCGCGCCCGCCGGACCGGCCAGAGCCGTCACAGCGGGCGCGTGGGGCATCTCAGAAGAGCGCGTCGAGCAACTCCGCCTTCAGCCGCGCCACGAGACCCGACCCGATGATCGTGAGTCCGTCGTTCGGGCCGACGACACCGTGGACGCGAAGCTCGGCCAGAGCGCGAGCCCTGTCCGGCCGGGCGGGGTTGATCTGCACGACGAACCCCGGGTACTCGCCGCCCTGCGTCGCCAGGTCGGCCAGCGCCAGCGGGGAGAGCGCCTTACGCATCTGCTCGATCTTCGTCATCTCATTCGCCCCTCGTTGATTCGTGTCATCGCTTCGTACACGACTGATTCTACACGCTCAGATTCCTCAACGCAACCTCACTCCCCACTAGTCACGAGTAAACCTTTCGAACCCAATGCGCCGAGCTATGCGCCCCCCCCCTCTCCCTCAGGAGAGAGGGGGTGGGGGGGGCGCATTCAATTGCTGTATAGTCACTAGACCAGGGGGCGCATTGGGGGCGCATTGGGGGCGCATAAGAGTTTTCCCAGGTCAAGCAGGGGGCGCATTGGGGGGCGCATTGGGGGCGCATTCAGCTCAAAACCCTAGTCATGCGTCAGGGGGCGCATTGGGGGGCGCATTCGGAATGCGCCCCCTATTTGCGCCCCCTGCTCACGCGACTAGTCTTCAGCGCCCCTTTCGGCCGCCTCCCTGGCCGACTCCACGGCCATTGGATCGACTGTCCAACGCTGCCCGCCGGCACTGATCACGACGTCCGCCCATGCCCCGCCATCCTCGGTGACCTTCTGCCATGCACGCTTGAACGTCGTCTTGTCGACCTTCCCGCGCTTCTCTTCGACGATGGCGTGAACCTCGGACTGCGTCAGCCCCGTGGTCCTGGCCGTGTCCACGAGCGCTTGCATGACCCACCATTCATTGACCGGCGCCTGCCCTCTGGCCGGGCGGCGCGCCACGATCCACGCCTCGCACTCGACGCGCTCCTTGAACGGGGCTTCCTGGGTCACTTCCGCGCCGGCCTCGCCGCCGGCCCACGCGAGCCTGAACGCCGTCGAATCCTGCTCGGCCAGCACGAGCGACGTCAGCCGCTCTCCGTCCGCATCCACCCCCAGCTCGATCACTTCGAAGGCGATACGAATGGGCTCGATCTCCTCGATGTCCTTCTGTTTCTCGATCGAGAGCTTGCCCGTCAGCTTCCCGCTGGCCGTCACCTTGAGCTCGGTGGTCTGCGCGCCGTCGATCGCCGACGAGCCTCGCGCGTCTCCGCCCGCTCGCCCTGTGTGGTGGACGGCCAGCACGCACCCGCCGGTGGCCGCGCGGATCGCCCCGATGGCCGACACGAAGATGCCCATGTCCGTCGCGTCGTTCTCCTTCAGGCCTACGGTGACACGCGCCTGAGTGTCGAGGATGACGAACAGCCCCCGCCCGCGCTCCCTGGCCGAGTCCGCCAGCCGGGCGCACGCACGCACCAGCACGCCCCATCTGGCCGTGTCCGCGGCCTGAACAGGCCGTGGGAGCACGAACAAGCCGTCGCCCACCTTCCCGTACCGCCGCTGCCACGCGTCCGCCCTCTTGCCCGCTCCACCTGCGCCCTCGGCCACGATCATCACGACGTCGGCGGGATTGGTACGCCGCCCCTGCCAGGGTTCGCCGCGGATGATGCGCGCCGCCATGTCGAGCACGACGAAGCTCTTCTTCGAGCCGGGTGGCCCAATCAGCCACGACTCGCTGTCAAGCTGCAACAGGCCGTGGATGAGGAACTTCGGCGCCGGCCGACTGACAATCTCGTCGAGCGAAAGCATCTCGGCCAGCAGCGCATCGACCTCATCCACCGGCGCCATCGCCACCGCAGCGTCGAGCGCTGCCGCGGGCTCAGGAATGAGCAGCGCCCGCCAGTCCGACGCCATGGCGCGCCTAGCCGACGCGATCGTGTCCGCCGCCTGCCACGTCAGCCCGTCGTACATCGTGCAGGCGAGTGCGGCATCGAGCTGACGATCAGCCGCCGCCTCGTCCCAGAACTCCGGGCCGAAGTGCGCCAGCGCGCACGCCGCCTCGTTCAACCGGACGTTGATCTCTCCGTCGGCGGCGCCGCGCAGCGCGTCGAGCGCCGGCCGAACGAACGCCATCGCCTGAGCCACCGTGAAGCCGCGCGCCTCTGCGGGGTCGTGCGCTCGCGCCTGGCCGAACAGCCCTGCCATCCCGCCCTGAAGGTCGAACGCGGGAACGTTGAGCGCATCGCGCCGCGCTTCGATCTCGCGGAAATCTCGCTGCGAAGACTCCACGGCCTCCGCCCAAGAGACGGATTGAGTCGTCGGGTGACGCGTCGCCTCCACCTGGCTGGCCAGATACGTCCTGGCGCCGTCCGCGCCCGTCCACGTGGCCGTGACGGGCGCGCAACCGGGTTTGCGGTTGGTGGTCCCCGGCAGGCGGTAGACGCGCGCGAGGTCCCGCGTGTTGTCCACCTTCAGCCCGAGCGACTTCGCCACCGCGATGACGCCGGCGTGCAGTCTGGCCGAGCGCTCCATCATCGCCGCGCGCACGTCGGCATCCCAGACGGGCGCCGGCGCGTCCAGCTTCCAGAACGCGTATCGCCCCCCGCCCGAGTTCACCCACGTCGAGGGCTCCACCACTCCCGCGTCGGCCAGCAGGGAGCGCAGCGTCGCTTCGTCCGCCGGGTAGTTCTCCGCCTTGTGCCCCGGCCCGCGGATGTCGAGGTCCATGGCGAACGCCGGCAACAGGACCGAGTCCTCTACCTTCCCGCGCCCACCGTCCACCTCACGCATCGTCGTGAGCCTGTGATACACGCCGGCCATCTCGTGCCCAGCGCCCGCGTCGTCGAGCGCTGCGGCGTACTCCACCGCGCGTTCGAGCGCGTAGGCGCCGTCGAACACCTGCCCTTTGAAGCCGTCGAGATGCCCGCCGATCCACAGTCCGCCCTCGAACGCCTCCCCGTAGAGCCACGTCAGCCACTTCAGTGCAACGTCTTTGTCCATATTCGTGTTACTCTTCTCGGCGAGGGTGGATGGTTGCAGGGTCGGTGAAGGGCATGGGCGGTGCGCTCATGCCCTTCACTTCGTCTCAGCCAGTAGTGCACGCCCGCGCTCGGCCACCTCTGGCGGAAGGCACACCCACCCGCGTTCTTCGAGCCTGGCCGCCATTCTGTTCTCGCTGGCGCGCATCTTCCCGCGGGTGGCCGCCGCCGTCCTCACGGGACGCTCGGGCGTATGCTGTCCACTCTCGTTATCACTCATGGTGAGAATCTAGCACGGTCCACGGTCACCGTGAACCGTGGTACGGTGCTGCACATGACAACGATCTACGCGCTGATAAAGGTTGAGGCCGGCTATGCGGGTGACGATGACATCGAGGAAGTGTTCGACTACTTCACCTCGCGCGAAGAGGCTGAGCGGACGCTCGATGGCCTCAACGGCAAGCCGTGCGGCCAGTTTCAGGATGGGCGCGTCTGGCTCGGGCGTTGGTCTGTCGGCGGATTCGAGATCAGAAAAATCGCCGTGCGCTGACGCGCCATGACGCGCGTGCTACGCTCGATGAGCAAGCCCCCCGACGGTCGTAGAGGTTCGCCCCTCGCCGGCTCCCGTCGGGGGGCTTTTCCGTGCTCAAAGCATGCACGCTGGAAACTTGCACGATGAGGTTTGCGTGCGTAGAATCGAGAGTGTCGGGCAGAGGCAGGAAGACGTCGTCACGCCGGCACAGATCAAGCACGTGAGCACGATGAGAGGGGCGAGGGGTTGCGTTACGTGGGTGGCAAGTCAAGGCTTGCCGGCAAGATTGCCGAATACCTGAGCCGAGAGGCGGGGGATCGGCGTAGGTATATCGAGCCGTTCATCGGTGGCGGATCGGTGTTCGCCAAGGTTGCGCCACTATTCGAGCAGGCTGAAGCGGGTGACGCGTCAGAGGACATCGTCATGATGTGGTTGGCCGTGTCTGACGGATGGCTTCCGCCCGAGGCGTTGACGGAGAACGATTACAAGCGACTCATGACCGCGCCCCCTAGCGCGCTCCGCGGATTCGCCGGGTTCGGGTGCTCGTTCGGTGGTAAGTGGTTCGGTGGATTCGCACGTGGCGGAAAGATGGGCAACGGCGAGCCTCGCAATCATCAGTCTGAGTCTTTCCGTGCGGTCAAGCGGATGGCTCCGGCATTCCATGGACGCAAGATTTGTCAGCGCGACTATCGCGAGTGGCAGATCGATGCCGACTGTGTCGTCTACTGCGATCCGCCATACGAGGGGACTCAGGAGTACGGCGCCGTTGGCGCATTCGACAGTGCGGAGTTCTGGCGCACGGCTCAAGGATGGTCCGAGTCCGGTGCGCTCGTTCTCGTGTCCGAGTACAGCGCCCCCAAGGGGTGGCGTCCCGTTCTGTCGATGCCGCATCGGCAGAGTCTTCAACACGGCGCTGACGGCCGCCCTGAAACAACCGAGCGAGTTTGGCGATTCATGCCGTGAGGCCTCAGCGTCAGATGTGGATCGGATCGAGATCTCGTCCTGAACGCATCAAGATCGGCAGGGGGTGGGTGGTCCGGTTGCGGCTGAAGCCGTGGCGCTCGAAGATCCCCGTCCCCTGGTCGGCCGTCGTGACCGGCCGGCGCACCGCCACCGAGGCCGAGGTACTCGAAGCGCGTGCGCTCGTGCCCGGCTGGCCGGACGAGCAGATGGAGGGCTTCGTGCTGGAGTTCGCCGACGGCCGGGGGTGGACGGCACCCGCCGGCTACCCGCTGGTGATCCAGCGTATGCGCTCCCCGCAACGCGAACGCGAACAGCAGATGTATAAGAGAGAGGGTGTGTACTGGGGATGAGGGGCGAAACGAAGCCGCGCGTGTTGAGGTGGGAGGACCCGCCACCGTCGCGTCACGCCAGCGAGAAGAATGGCCGACCCCCGGGTAGTGCATGGGATGGCGTGGCCGGCGAGCTGCGCGCCGAGCGCGGACGATGGGCCGTGGTGTACGCCGGGGACAAGTCGACGGCGCTGAACGTGCGTAAGTCTGTCGTCGAGGGGAGGCTCGCCTGCTTCCGCCCGATCGGTGATTTTGAGGCGCGCCTCCGTTCACGCGATGGCGTGCACACTCTCTACGCGAGGTTTCTCGGGGACGGAGATGAGCTGTGAAGATTAGCGAAGAGAAGTATGTCGACGCGATCAGGGCGGCTATGCGCTCCGTCGCCGCCGGCGAGGCCGCGCTCCCGCGCTATCGGAACGTCGTCAGCGCAGTGCTGGCCGAGCTGGGCATCGAGGTGGAGCGGGCGCCAGCGCCGGACGAGTTCATCTGGGTGGCGCGGACATGGGTGGATGTGCGGGAGGGCGACATCGTGCGCCCTGTTCAGCCGCCTAGTCGTCGTGACGACGAGCAGCACGCGGCGATCGTGACGGAGATCGGCCCGGTCAACCACTGGCACGCCGCGCCGAACGCCAGCCAGTATCGCCCGAACGAGTCTCCGCTGGAGTGGAGCGCGCGACGCGTCACGATGGAGTCGCTCGACGGCGGGCGCACGCTCACTCCCGAGCACGGGATGAAGCCGGACGCCGGCGTGGATATCAAGGTCACCCGCGCCGAACTCGCCGCCATCGAAGCGTGTGGCGGCTGGAGTGAGCGCGTAGGCGTGTGCTAGAATCAAGCGCACATGAATCAGAGAGGGGCGAATGAGATGAAGATCGAGAGCAGAGGTTTCCGGATCGCGGAGATCTGCGAGCAGGTGCCGATGATCGAGGTGGATGGCGTGGGCGAGATCAAGGTCACGGTGCGTCAGGCTGCACATGTCGCCATGACGAGTCTCCCGTACATGACGCGCGCCGACTTCGATGCGTTCTACGACGCGATGACCGCCGTGCGCGAGCGCCTCGACGGCGACGCTCTCGCGCGCGAGAGCGAGCGCAAGACGGACGAGCGCCCGCTCGTCATCGTCGACAGTGAGGGCGACAGGTGGGTGTGGCGCGACGATCACAGCGGTTACGTTTTGAATGTGCACGATCACGAGAAGTGCGCTAAAAATGGCGCCGCCAGTCACGGCGTAAGCCTGGAGAGTATCGAAAAGAACTGGGGACCGCTGACGTTCCCCAAGTCCTGATCTGCCGAGCACGACGAAGCGCGCGAGGTTGACCCCTCGCGCGCTTCGTGTATAATTAGCACAGCACAAATCAGAGAGGGGCGAATCAATGGGCATGACTCCTGAAGAGCGCGCTGTCATCAAGGCTGCGCTAAAATGGCACAGGACGATCACCGGCCAGCGCAGCGCGTTCGTGTCGCACGCCGCACAAGGGCACCTGCTCGACGCGACGCATGCGCTCTGGCTTTCTCGTCAGCCGCTGCACACCGTCGAGCCGATCCTGTGCATGGTGTACGCGAATAACTCGGCGACGATGTTCTGCGTCCTTCCCGTTGGCCACGTCGAACACGACGAGCCGCGTCAGCGGTACGTGGGTGACATCACGGTTCACGCCGGTTACCCAAACAACGATCCGAAGAACGGGCGACGCCTGTTCCGCCACTCCCCGTATTACGAGACGATGGAGACGCATGAGCGCCCCGCGTGCCCGCGCTTCCCGGGATGCGAGCGCCACCCGTGACAATCAAGCTTCGTGACTATCAGCGTGAGGCGATCGACGATCTGCGTAAGCGCTGGGATGCCGGCGCTACGCGCGTTCCGATGGTGCTCGCTACCGGCCTCGGGAAGACGGTCATCTTCTCGACGCTCATCGACGAGTGGCTGAGCGATCCTGAGAACGCCGGCAAGCGAGCGCTCGTGATCGCTCACACCAACGAACTGATCGAGCAGGCGGCGGCCAGCATCAAGCGCGTGTGCCCGGACGTAAGCGTCGGCATCGTCAAGGCGGAGAAGAACAACGTCACCGCGAGAGTGGTGGTCAGCTCACGGCAGACGCTCGCGAGCGAGAAACGGCGCGCACAGATCAGGCGCGTCGGGCTGATCGTCATCGACGAGTGCCACCATGCCGTGAGTACGAACACCTACGGCAAGATCCTGACGCACTTCGGAGCACTCAAGGGCGACGAAACTCCCGTCAAGTTTCGCCATGAGGTTATCGAGCGCGTCAGTGCCGATCGCCGAGCGATCGAGTCGGGGGGCATCGTTCCTGATGTCAAGGTGGCGGGGTTCACCGCCACGCTCGCTCGCTCGGACAAGATGAAGCTGAGCACGGTGTGGGAGGACTGCACGTTCAAGCGGGACATCCTGTTCGGCATTCGGAACGGGTACCTGCTCGACGTCAAGGGTGAGCGCGTCATCGTCGACGACCTCAACCTCAGGAACGTCAAGACTGTCGGCGGAGACTTCGGCGAGCGCTCGCTCGCTGACGAGCTTGAGCGCTCGTTCGCCATCGAGAAGATCGCTGAGCAGTACGCTCGCGTGGCGAGCGATCGCAAGGGGATCGCGTTCTGGCCGCTCGTGGCCACCGCCGAGCACGCCGCGGAGGTCTTCAGCAAGGCTGGCATCAAGAGCGCCGTCGTGCACGGCGCGATGGACAAGACGGCCAGACGCCAGGCCCTGGCCGATCTGCGCTCGGGAGCGATTCAGGTCATCCACAACGCGATGGTGCTCACCGAGGGGTTCGACGATCCGAGCGTCGAGTGCATCGTGATGGGCCGCCCGACGAAGAGCGCTCCGCTCTACCAGCAGTGCGTCGGCCGAGCGCTCCGTCCCGACTTGACGATCGAACCGAGCGCTCGCCGGCCGGCGCTCGTGATCGACGTGACGGGAGCGAGCGAGGGCAACGATCTCCGCTCGCTCATCGATCTCTCCCCCGAGCGCGTCAGCCAGGGCACCTACGACGAGCACCCCGACGCCACGCTGAGCGAACTCGAAGAGATCTACGCGCTGGAGATCGAGGAAGAGATCGGCCAGCAGCGTGCGGGAGCGTCCTTCGAATTCGAGAGCGACGAGTACTCCGGCGCCACCACCACGCGCACCTTCGATCCGCTCGGCCGCACGAAGGTGTGGGGTAAGACAGCGGGCGGCACCTACTACACGAAGGCGAGCGTGTACGGCAAGGCGGACGCGTTCGTGTTCATCGTGGATTCGATCACCGGAGACCCGGGCACGTACGACATCGTGCGCTGCTCGATCAACCACGGATACAACCCGCAGTACGACGCCGCTCCCGAATGGGCCGCCGGCACCGAGCACGTGGGCCTGCGCCTCGACATGGCACTAGCCTGGGGCGAGGACCTGGCCGGAGACGCGTTCAGCACACGCAAGAGCGCGTGGCGCAACAAGGTGGCGAGTCAGGGATTGAAGAACATGGCACGCTACCTGGGTGTCACCTTCGACGAGTTCGTCACCGCCGGTGATCTCAGCGAGGCTGTAGACGCTGCGAAAGCGAATCGCAGAATCGATCCACTAGTTGCACTCGTGCGCTCCCGCATGCAACAATCAAACGCGTAACAACGTGGGGGAGTCGTCTAACTGGACGGACGCCTGTTCGGTATATGGGTGGCCACCGTGTAGCCGGATCACTAGCTAGAGAGAATGTAGGTTCGAGTCCTACCTCCCCCAACTAATCTGCGATCATCGAACAGGGAGAACAGAACATCATGAGCGAGACGTACACCGAGTTCATCGAGGCCGCGCCGGTCAAGCGCGCCGCGCGCCAGGGCGCCGGCCGCCGTCGGGAAGACAACCCCCTCGAAGGCGCCGTCAAGTCCGTGCTCGACCAGACCGACGCTGACGGCAACCCGAAGGCCGTGGCGACGAAGTTCACCCTCGACGTCGAGAACGGCGAGACCGAGAAGCAGCGCTTTGCCCGCATCCGCCGGCTGCTCACTCGCGCCGGCAAGGAACTCGTCGAGGATGGCGCCGAGCCCGCGAAGATCGAGCGCGGCATCTCCGGCCCGGGCGCCGACGGCGTCTACACACTGACGATCTGGCACAAGCAGAACTAGGCGGCACACAGGATTCTTCGCCGGGATCCACGGGAAGGCTCAGGCGGAGATAGGAAGGTCGAGAGTCGAGGGCGGAGAAACCTCGACTCTCGACCTTCTGCTATGTGTGCTATAATCAATACTCTACGAATCAGAGAGGGGCGAAACAGGCATGAGCAATTGGGAATGGGCGCTGTATGGCGCGATGGCGCTGCTGTACGGATGGGCGTTCAACTACTCGCTTCAGGCGAGCGCGAACACGAAGGCGGCACGCGTCACCGGCGTCATCATGAGCGTGGTTGCGGGGGCGGGATGGATCGTTGCCGTCCCGCTATTCGCGTTCGTCGTGCTCATCATGAGTGGAATGCGAGAGCGCGCATGAGCCTGCTATTCGATCCTGCCGCTGCCGATCAGGCAGAGCTCGCTGCGAAAGAAGCCGCCGGCAACGTCAAGCAGTTCGGGGAGCGGTATCGCGGGCGCTATCACATGCCGCTCCTGCCTGGCGAGGCCGGCACGAAGGCGGGCGGAGACTGGGTGCCGTACGGCCTCATGAGCGCGACGAACCTGGCCGGCGCCATCACCGACTCGCGCGCCCTGTCGATCTGGGAGCGCGAGCGCACACAGATGGGCCTGGCGCTCCGCCCCGATCTCGTCGAGCAGTTGACCTTTCTCGTGCACTCGGCCAGGGCTGCGGGTGCGGACCTCTCCGAACTGCACGCCAGTACGGCGGGCAAGGCGCTGGTGTCGGCCCTGGCCGACCTGCACGAGCAGGCGAAGACGGCGGCCGGGGCGAACACTGCGGCCACGATGGGCACCAACCGCCACGACGTCTGGGAGGCGCGGGCGAAGACCGGCATGCTGTTCGGCACGCCCGAAGTGAACGCGCAGATCGAGGCGTTGGAGGCGCTACTGGAGCGTGAGGGGCTGGAGCGCGTTCACGGCCTTCAGGAGCGAGTGGTGCGCAACGTCGAGCTGCGTGCGGCGGGCCGGCTCGACGACATCTTGAGATCCAGGCGGACGGGTGTGTTCTACCTGGCCGACCTCAAGACGAAGCGCAAGCCGTTCTTCTCGTGGCTGGAGACGTGGATTCAGCAGAGCGTCTACGCCACGGCGGAGTGGATGCTGGCCGACGACAAGCGCAACTACGTCCCCGGCCCGAAACACCACGTCAGCCAGACGTGCGCCATCCTGCTCCGTATGCCGAGCGACGGCGCCGCGCCCTACCTCGAACCCGTGGATCTCGTCGCCGGCCGACGCTGGGCGCACCTCGCCCGGCTCGTCTGTGACGTGCGGAGCGAGGCGCGCAGTGTGCACACGAACGGTGTGGCTGAGTGGCGTAACGGCGTTCAAGATTCAATCGCGCACGGAGTTGCGCAGCGAGCGCTGACGCAGTAAAGTAGTCATCAGAGCGAGAGAGAAATCAAACGTTCAAGGATCGGGCGAATGAAGAGTAAACCCGATGGGGGAAACCCTGATCATCGTTCATTCCCCGATCCCCTAAAACTTCACAGTGATGCATCGATCGCCGGCGGCAAAGCGGGCAACGGACACATCACACCTACAAAGAGCGTGCCATGATGCCGTATCCTTACGGCGAGTGCGTATCTCCGGGTGACGATCGATGCAACGGCGAGGGGGTCACTCCCCTCCTGTTGTCGACACGAAATAGGGATAGGGTGCCTAACCAGCGCCCGACCCCCGGCATCAATTCAGGTCTGGCGGTCTAGCCGAGCGAAACAAGACGTTGGTTGCGTCGATGTCGCGAGGGGTCTGGGGGTTCGACTCCCCCTCTGAATGCGAGGGAAGCGCAGAGACAGTCACGCTTCTTCGGGGCGTGATGTTCGGTCACTGGGATAGGACTGCGCATGCTGGTAGGGGTTATGCCAGTGCTACAATCAAGCGCACACGCAAAGAGCGACAACGCACAGAGCAGAGAGCGAGAATCAATGTC